CATTTTTCCTTTTTTATATGCTGACGATAAAACCCATTAAATCCCATATTAAATCCCATATTAAATCCCAAGGCATCTGGGATTTAAATGGAATTATTGATAAGACAGGGGGGCTATGATTGTTTAAACGGTGTTTAATATAGAACGATCCCCTATAGATATTTTCATCGGCGTGAGTTTTGAGCTATAGGGAATAAAACAGCAATCAATAAATAACAGGCGCTCAAATGACAGTTGCGACAGTTGCGACAATTGATCGTTTATTTGAGTTATAAGCAATAAAATAGGAGAAAAAAACATGGGACAACGAGGACCAAAGCCTGCCCCAGCAACGGTGCATAGGTTACGAGGCAATCCAAGCAAGATACCTGACCATATATTAGACAAAGAGTTAACGGTCGATGTTGAAAAGCCAAGCTGCCCTAACCATTTATCAAAGCCAGCTAAAGCAGAATGGAAACGAATTATCGTACACTTGGAAAAGTACGGATTGATCTCTCAGCTAGACCGCGCAGCCTTGGCGGTTTATTGCCAAGCATACGGTCGTTGGGTTGAAGCCGAAAATAAAATAAAAGAGCTGGGCGAAGAAGGCGGGCTAATTATCTATACACAATCAGGCTATCAACAGATTAGCGTCTGGCTGCAGATATCAAAAAAAGCAGTAGAGCAAATGAAAGCATTTGTTGGTGAGTTTGGCTTATCGCCGTCGAGTCGAACACGTATAAACCCATCGCCCAATCAGAAAAAGAAAGACGATGACAGCGACAGCGCCGCAAAGTATTTTTGATGATGCAACCGACTACGCAAAGCGAGTTACAAGCGGCGAGATAGTCGCGGGGCCGCATGTCAGGTATGCGTGTAAACGCCATATAAACGATTTAAAAACAGCGCCTTCACGGGGCTTTTTTTACGATTTAGAAAAAGCATCAAGGGCTATCGGATTTTTTGGGGATGTCCTTTGTTTGAATGGGGGAGAGTTTGAGGGCGCACCCTATAACCTCTTGCCCTGGCAACGCTTTATAGTTGGCTCGCTGTTCGGCTGGGTTGATAAAAAAGGATTGCGCCGCTTCCGCGTGGCATATGTCGAGACCGGCAAAGGCTCAGGCAAATCGCCACTAGCTGCAGGGATTGGCTTGTACGGCATGGTTGCAGACGATGAGCCGCGAGCAGAAATCTATGCAGCGGCGAGAAAGAAAGACCAGGCTATGATCCTTTTTAGGGATGCGGTGGCGATGGTAGATCAATCCCCGCATTTGTCTAAGCGTCTTGTCAAGAGCGGAGTAGGCGAGCGGTGCTGGAATCTGGCTTATCAAGAAACAGGGTCATTTTTCAAGCCGCTAAGCTCAGATAATAGCCAATCAGGGCCGCGCCCGCATATAGTTCTACTCGACGAGATCCACGAGCATAGAGATAACCGCATCATTGAGATGTTGAGAGCTGGGACTAAGGGCAGGCGGCAAGCCCTTATATTTATGATCACAAACAGCGGGCATGACAGGACAAGTGCTTGTTGGGATTATCACCAATACGGCATCCAAGCCGCTGAGCAGCAATCAAAAGATGATACCTTTTTTTCATACATTTGCGCCCTAGACGAAAACGACGAACCGTTTAAAAATAAGGATTGTTGGCCGAAAGCCAATCCATCACTGGGTGTAACAATATCGGATAAATATCTACAGGAGCAAGTCGATCAGGCGGCGGGAATGCCGTCTAAGCAATCGATAGTTCGGCGCTTAAACTTTTGCCAATGGACAGAAGGCGATGCTAGTTGGATAGGCCCTGAAGATTGGGACAGAATCCAGGATGATGAATGCACGATAGAAGCGCTTCGTGGGCGGACATGTTACGCGGGCTTGGATCTATCAAGTACTACCGATTTGACATCGTTAGTATTGTTATTTGAGCCAACAGAAGCAGATGAATATTGGAGGATACACCCCTATTTTTGGTTGCCCGCCGATGGATTGGTTCAGAAATCAGATAATGATAGGGTGCCATACACAACTTGGCGCGATGCGGGATGGTTAGAGACTACACCGGGCCGAGCAATTAATAAACGGTTTGTAGTAAGCAGGTTAGCAGAGATATCTGGCTTAGTAGATTTAAAGCTATTAAGCTATGATCGATGGCGAATAAATGATTTCCGAACGTTGCTCAATGAAGAAGGTCTCGAAATAGAAATGCATGAGCATGGTCAAGGCTATAAGGATATGTCTCCGAGTGTGGAAGAGCTTGAACGTCTGATACTATCTAATAATATTAGGTTCAATAACAATCCTGTAATGCGCTGGTGCTCGTCAAATATCGTGATAGAAACAGATCCAACAGGCAGTAGAAAATTTAACAAAGCGAAATCGTGGGGCCGGATTGATGGGATGGTTGCGTCGGTTATGGCGGTTGGCGCGTCGAAGAAAGCGGTACATAAGCCTGTCGCTGGGATGTTTGTATTATGAGTAATGGATTTATGAAGTGGGCTAAGGAAGAGCGTAAAAAAATGACGCTCAGCAATGACACGCAATACTTTAGTAGCGCGGGCTTGAAAGGTTCAGAGCTTTACGAGTGGATGACATCAGGCATTAATACAGCGGGTGTGACAGTCAATGAAAAAACAGCGTTAGCAGTAAGCGCAGTTTATGCTTGCGTGTCGCTCATTGGTGGGGCCATAGCTTGCACACCATTACATCTATACAGATCAACGTCTGTAGGGCGCGAAAGAGAAAATAACAACTTAACAAACTTACTCAACAGACAGCCCGCGCCGCATCATAGCGCTGCAGTATTTCGTGAGTCTCTAATGGCTTCAGTGCTTTTGCATGGCGATGGTTTTGCAGAAATCAAAAGGCGAGGCGCGGGAGTAGAATCGATAGAATGGCTGCCAAGCAAATGGGTGGAACCCATAGAAAAAGACGGCAGAATATTATATATAATACAAAAGGATAACGCATCAAGCGGCGGGAGATACACCAGAGATCAGGACGACATAATACATGTTCCTGGCTTAGGGTTTGACGGGTTGAGGGGGATGTCACAGCTACGTTATTGTCTGAGGAATAGTAGCGGCATAGCGCAAGCGGCGGACGAATACAGCGCGGCGTTTTTTGCTAATAATCAGAGAGCAGACTTTATCTTAAAAACGCCTGGCGATTTAAGTCCAGAGCAGCAAAAAGTATTTAGAGAAACTTGGGCCAGTTATCACCAAGGCCCGCTTAACTCAAGCAAGCCCGCAGTGTTAACGGGGGGCATGGATATTGAACAGATATCAATAAATGCCGAAGATGCCCAACTTTTATCCACCCGCAAATACCAAACTGAAGAAATAGCCCGAATATTTGGCGTGCCCCTATGGATGATCGGTAGCACAGAAAAAACAACGAGTTATGGAACTGGGATAGAACAGATGTCTATAGGGTTTGTTAAATATACATTGTCTCGTTGGCTTGTTAAGCTTGAGCAGGAATTGAACAGGAAGTTGTATCCAAGAAAACAAGATTACTTTTTTAAGTTTAATACCGCAGGACTTGAACGCGGAGATATTAAGAGCCGTCATGAGGCCTACAGAATAGCTGCAGGCAGGGCGGGTGAACCTGCTTGGTTAACTGTTAACGAAATCAGAAGATTAGAGGACAGGATGCCGATAGAGGGCGGTGATAAACTACCGACATTTGACAATGAAGGCACTAAACAAAACGATGATTAATCCATTATTTAACCTATTAGCAAATAACAATAAGCTAGGCTATTTCGCAGTCAAAAACGAAGAGAGCGAGATAGCCAAAATCTATATATATGATGTAATTGTGAGTGATGATTATTTTGGCGGGATATCAGCAAAAACAATCATAAAAGCCATAAACGAAATCAACGCGCCAGAGATACATTTGAGAATAGATTCGCCAGGAGGTGATGTGTTCCCGGCTCAATCAGTGGCGCAACATATGCGGGAGTCTTCGACGCGTTTTGTTTGTCATGTCGACGGCATGTGTGCGAGTGCGGCTACGTATTTTGCGATGGCTGCGGATGACTCTGTGATCAGTCCGGGCGGATTATTTATGATACATAACTCATGGACATTTGCAGCCGGAGATCATAATGAACTAGATAAAGTAAGCGACGTGTTACAGCAGATTGATGGGTCGATGGCTGATATCTATGCGGCAAAGACAGGTAAAGATGTAGAGGTGTTGCGGCAGATGATGGATCGAGAAACTAATCTTATCGGATCAGCGGCAGTTGACGAAGGGTTTATTGATCGAGTTGCAATGGACGACGGTACACAGGTGCCTGGAAATAGAATAAATTGGGATATGAGCGCTTATGGACATAATCCGCCGGAGCTATCACCATCAAAAGCGAAAAATGAATCTATATCCGAGCCGGATAGATGCCAAGCAGATCACGCAAAAGTCGCCGCTCAAGAACACAACCATAGAAAACGACGTTTAGCACTGAAAAAATGTCAGTTAATAACTGATTAAAAAAATATTATTTACTTCACAAACACACAAAGAGATTAAAAAATGCAGTCAATACAAGCGCTTAGAGAAAAACACGACGTTAAAGCTAAAGAAATAGATTCGTTAATGAACGATGTTAATCATGAGGATTGGACGGCAGAGCACACAGAAAAATACGATGCTTTAATGCTAGAACTAGATGCTATAAAAGATCATGTCGATAGACAGACTAAATATATAGAGCAGTCAGGCATACAAGCCGAAGATGAGCAGCTACAGGAATCTATAAATAAGCTAAGCGATGGAAATAGCCCCCGTGCTCAAAGCCTAGAAATCTATAATAAATGGATGCGCGGTGGTGATAACGCCGTGACCGCTGACGAATGGGCAATTTATCGTAATACTATGAGCACGACGACAGGCTCAGAGGGAGGTAATACTGTACAAACAGATGTTGCGGAGAGCGTCATGGAAGCGCTCAAAGATTTTGGTGGAATGCGCAAGGTAGCTACTGTCATTGTCACAGATCAGGGTAATGATATTAATTATCCACAGTCCGATGGAACCGCAGAAGTTGGTGAAATAATCGGCGAAAACGCAACAGCTACAGACCTAGATCCAAGTTTCGGGGTAGTGACATTGAAAACCCAGAAATACAGCTCAAAAGTAACTACTGTCCCGTTTGAGTTGCTGCAGGACTCACAAATCGATGTAGAAGCTTATGTGACAAATAGACAAGTGCAAAGGATTGGCCGCATCACTAACCAGCATTTTACAACTGGCACGGGCACCGCCCAGCCGAATGGCATTGTGACAGCCTCAACGCTGGGCAAAGCAGGCGCAACGGGACAAACTACTAGCGTAATATTTGACGACCTGATTGATTTAGAGCACTCAGTGGATAATGCGTATAGAGATCTAGGACGATGCAGCTTTATGCTGTCCGACTCAGCATTCAAGGCCGTTAAAAAATTAAAAGACAGCCAAAACCGGCCAATATTTATCCCTGGTTACGACGGGCTAGCGGGGCCAGTAGCTAATACCATACTCGGTTATCCGGTAACAATTAACAACGATGTTGCAGCGATGGCAGCCAACGCCAAATCTATCTTATTTGGAGACTTTAGCTTTTATCTGATTAGAGATGTGATGGCTATGACTATGTTTAGATTCACTGATTCGGTTTACTCGAAAAAAGGTCAGGTTGGATTTTTGATGTGGTCACGCCACGGTGGACAATGGACAGACATTGGCGGCGCTGTTAAGTTTTACCAAAATTCAGCAACTTAAAGGTAGGGCAGTATGGCAAATCAAATAAAAAAGGCCCGCGTACTTGTGTCCTGCGTTATAGCAGGGCGCGACCTAAGACCTAACGATGTTATTGAAATGAAAAAATCAATGATTAAAACGTTAGTGTTAAACGGTCAAGTCGATGATTCAGAACCAGCCGTAAATTACGCGCTAGAACAAGTAGACGGTGAAGTGCATGAGTTCGAGGGCGCGGCCTTATCATCAGAGTTAGTCGATAAAAGTGAAGAAACAGAAAAAGAGGCAGGATAGATGACAGCATTAAGCGATTATTTGGAAAATAATATATTAGATTATGTGTTCAGAGGACAAGCATTCACCCCGCCGAGCACTGTTTATGTTGCGCTTTTGACAGCAGCACCGAGTGATTCAGGCGGGGGAATAGAGGTCACGGGCGGGTCGTATGCCCGTGTCGCATCCGCAGCGAACATGACGGAGTGGAGCGGGACGCAAGGAGCAGGAACGACTGTAGCCAGCAGCGGGACGGGGGGAACTATAAGCAACAACAATGTGATCACGTTCCCTGCGCCAACAGCAAACTGGGGTCTAGTAACACACTTTGCAATTTATGATGCAGTGAGCGCGGGTAATTTGTTGGTGCAAGCGGCATTAACAGCGTCTAAGACTATCAACAATGGTGACGCGGCCCCGTCATTTGCTGCGGGCGCTTTAACTAATCAGATAGATAATTAAAGATAATTATTAATTCTTGTTGCTATATAAAAAAAGGATTGAACAATGGATAAAAAAACACTGTTAATAATACAAGAGGATTTAGATGCGATCACAGCTAGGACTATTAATATTAGCAGGCTTTTGGTAGATCAATCAAAAACAAGGACGGTATGGCAGGATCGATTCCTTTGGTTTGCATTCGGCGCGTTTTTTATGGCAGGACTAGGGTTGTTATAAGTGATGCCTGCAGATCCCCAGGTGTGGGCCGATTATGGTCCGGCAATGCTAGTGATATTCGCCCTTTTATGCATATTTGTGATGATACTGAAGGGCGTTTATAAATTTATACAACAAATATTAAATGATCATAAAGAGGAGACAAAGGCCTGGTCTAAGCAATTTGCTGAAGAATCGGAAAAAAATCGTGATGTACACCTCACAATATCCGAAGCAAACGGTAAGAATACGCAACTAATGACAACAGCAGTAAGTCAGCTTAGATCAGTTATTGAGCAGCGCAATAGCAGGGGCGCTGAGTATGATTATCAGCAACCTGATCGACGTAAAAATGAAATATAGAACGTTACTTATAATAGTTGTAATCCCTTTTTTATTAAATGGATGTGGATATGCGACAAGAGCAATGATTTATTGTAAATCACTCGGTGATCAATTAGATGATTCTGATTGTGACTATCCTAGCGGTTATCTTTAAAAAATAATAGGCACAAATGAACAAGCAAATATTATCAATCGAGCTGTCTAAACCCGCCTATTCTGGGCTTTCAGATGCTGACGCTTTGGCTCAATTAAACTTAAAAAATATTCCGGTCAGCCATCCGATTCAGACACGTGATATTCAAAAGTATCTAATGCTGGTGGATAAATTGCTTCCTTTGGAAGCTTCTCTTGATCCGATTGCAAAGGCAGCAAAACGCGCCTTGGATTTATTTGATTCTTTTGATATCGATGACGCTTCAGTTGCAGCTAAATTAAACCAGATTTTGGATGCCTTAATCGTCGTCAGCGTGATTGATGCGGCAGATAAAACGCAGATTTTAGCCTTGGGGAATAGCCTGGTGTCGAAAGGACACCAATTACGACTCGGCTCCATAAGAATAGGCGAAGTTACGGAGGCCAGAGCATGAGTGCAAAGCCGCTTTATAGCGCGACTCAATCAGTCACGATTACATTAGCCAGCTTGGCTGATGGCGCGGGCGTCTCGTCATCAGAAATTGATAACTCAACAAATCGTTTTTTAGATGCTGATTTAGAGGTCGATTTAACCGGCAATGACGCGGGTGAGTCTGGTCATGTTGCAGTGTATTTGAGACGAGGGAATGACACCGGCGACTTGACCACGACAGAAGCTGAAAACATGACGCGCATAGGCACGGTAAAACTAAACGGCACAACAGCGGTTAGTAGTGTTTTGAGGGTAAATGATCTACCTAAGTTTTATTCATTCCACGCGATCATGAAGTCATCAGGCGCGTTCGCTTTAGGGGCTACGGGCAATTCTATGGCGTTCTTAGGCGTCAATATTGAGGATGTCTAAAGGTGTTTTTTATTCCCCGCTTCGATCGATTTAAGGAAAAAAAACCAAGCTTTAAGCCCGAGCTTAACTGGTCTCATCCATTGGCCGGGGATCTCTTTGAGTATAACTATTTCGACGGGTGCGGTTTAATCGATCTAGTTGAACAAAATGTTTTATCAGTGCCGTCGGATGGGTTTAACGCAGACCCGGATCAATCATGGCACTATACCGCAACACAATATACTAATACGCGAGTTTTAAGTACAAACGAGGTGACGATAGCGGTTGTTGCGGCAGTAGATACGCCCTCGGTTACTAATAAATGGCTTTATAGTGAGTCGGCGACTGCATCTAATCCGCTTTTGGGCATCATTATTGAAGGCGCTGTGTTTCGTTATTTTATTCGTGCCAGCGCATCGGCTAACGTCGTCGGAACGGCAGCAGTGACCGCGAATAAATTTTGCGTCGCGGTGTTTGCATGTCAATCGTCTGATCAAAGAGGTTATTTCGACGGCATCCCAGATGGTGCTTTGTCTGTTTCGCTGTCAGCGCTTAATACCACTTATAGTCATATAAATGGATTGCGAGACCAAACAACCTTTGGCACAGATTGCGATATAGCAGCGGCGTTTAAGTTTAAAAAGGCGTTAGATGATGATGAAGCCTTTGAGATTGGGCACAACCCGTATGGATTTATTAAGCCTAGACGTACTTATTGGGTGTTTAGCTCGGGTGATCCGGCGCTGTCGGGTGATGCAGCCTCAATAGCTGCGGCAACCGGAGCGCTTGATACGGGTATCCCTATAATCGGTGCGGCTGTAGGCTTATCAACGGCGACCGGAGCCCTCGATACATCGATAGATTTGTTAGGCTCGGCGGCGAGTATAGCAGTATCGGGTGGCGATTTAACAGCAAACATTACGTTAAGCGGTGCGGCTATAGCTAGTGCTATCGCTACGGGTGCTCTGGATACGGGCGGGGCAGAACTGGCGGCAGATAGTCAGTCACAAGCCAGCGCAACCGGCATATTAAGCACGAGCATAATATTAAGTGGCTCTGCAATAGCAGATGCTTTAGCCACGGGCGACTTAACTGCTGATGGTGACGGGCTGGGCGGGAATGCTGCGTCGCAGGCTACAGGATCGGGTGATTTATCAACTTCAATAGATTTAGACGGACAGGCAGTAGCGGTCGTTAGTTCAACTGGCGGACTTAGTACGCAAATACCCCTTTCTGGCTTAAGCGTCAGTGTATCAAATATCACAGGCGACTTAACTGCATCAATACAGTTAGACGCTACAGCAATAGCTAATGCAACAGCAGCTGGGGACTTAACTACTGATATCTCTGGATTATCTGTAAGCGCAATTAGCAATGCATTATCAGGGGGTGATATTAGCACTCAAATAAAGCTATCAGGCGCGGCAGTATCTCAAGCAATAGCGACTGCAACAATACTTGATCCTTTTATCCCTGGATACAGCGCTATGTCATTATTTGGGGCATCATCTAAATTAACCGTGCACTAAAAAATGTCAACAGAAACACATGATATGGGTGATAGACGGACTTTTGATATCCAGTTTACAGATGTTGCAGGCTTAGCAGGTGATCCCAGTTCTGTGACATTTCGACTGGGACAGCCGGACGGCACGGTTATTAGTTATGTCTATGGCGCGGGGGCGGAGGTACAGAGACTAGGCGTTGGACAATATCAAGTGCAGATAACGTTTGATCAATCCGGGCGTTATCATGCGAGATACGAAGGCTCAAGCGGCCTGACTGTTGCGGAAGGGATAGAAATATATATAAAAAGAAACGAATTTTAAAATAAACAATGTCAGACATAGAAATTATTAAGCCGACTTTAGAGCCGGTGACATTGACCGAGGCGCGGGATCATTTGCGCGTAGATCACACCGACGAAGACGCGCAGATCAGTGAATGGATAACAGCAGCAAGGCAAGCAGCGGGCCAGTATATGAGGCATCCTATGATGCTGCATACTCGAGAGTTACAGTTAGATTGTTTTCCCAACAGCGACGTTCTACCGGTATCTATTGCGCTAATTAATGTAGTATCTGTTAACTATCTAGATACTACAGGTATTAATCAGCTATTAGCCACGTCTGAATATGACATTGTTACAGAATCAAACCCAGGGTTTATACTGCCATCTTATGAAAAAGTATGGCCCGATGTTAGGGTGCGTCCTGGAGCCGTAAAAATCAGGTATACATCAGGGTATCAGACAAGAGCGGATGTGCCGGGTCCAGTAAGAGCCGCAATACTCCTAATGATTACGGATTTGTACGAATACAGGCATAACCGAACTGAAGGGAGTCAAGGGGGGTTATCGGGCAGCGCAATAGATTTAATGCGATATTATAGGGATGTAACCTACTGATGATGGACGAGCCAAAGCCCGGCGAGCTAAGAGAGCGAATAACAATAAAAACATGGCTCGAAACAGCTAACGCTCAAGCCTCACTTGATCAAACATTTAATAGCCCGGTTTCAGTCTGGGCCAAAGTCGAGCCAGTAGGCGCGGCCATATACCATGGGACTCAGCAAACAGGCAAAGCGATAACTCACAGGTTTTATATCAGATACATTAAAGGGATTACTCAAGATAATGTAATCGAGCACAGCGGCCAGCGCTACAGAATTAGACGTGTATCTGATATGCACCATAGACAAAAATACAGTGTTATTGAAACAGAACAACTAGGTTCAATATAAGCGTGTCTGGTGTAAAATTAGAAGGTAATATACTTTTTGGATATGATCGAGATGCGCTTAAAAAGGTACTCAGAAAAGAAGGGCGGGAAATAAAGAAAGCGGGCCAGCGGCTAGTGTCAAGGAACGCAGTGTCTAAAGCGGGCGAATATCCAGGGCTTACAACTGGGTACTTGCACGACACAATAAAAACAAAGCTTGCAAGCGGAGGGATGGCCATCATCATCACTCATGTGCTTGGCAAAAATGAGGACAGATACCCGTTTATATTGGCGCATGGTGCGTTATCAACAGGGCTAGAACCGCGAAAAGATTATATGCTGGTAGCAATAAACCAGCGGCGTGATCAGACGATAAGGGCATTAAGGGGTGCTTTTAAACAAGCATTAAAGCCGATATGAAACTTAGTTTAATAATAGACCAAATAAAGACAAACGCACCGACTTTCGAAAGCCGCGTTGCGGGTGCTGCAGAGTATGCGGGACTAAGAGAGGCAAGTAATCTTGTAGTGCCTGCGGCTTATGTCGTGCCACTTGATGACGCTGCAGAATTGAACAGATCTCAGACAGGGTATCAACAAAGAATCAATGATAATTTTGGCGTTGTGTGTGTTGTATCTAATCTGGTAGACGAGCGAGGCCAATCTGCTACTGATGCGCTAGACACGCTGCGGTCTGAGCTTTGGGCGGCATTATTGGGCTGGGAGCCAGGCGTTGATTATGATCGTATCAGTTATGGAGGTGGTGCTTTATTAGCACTCGACAGACAACGCCTAGATTATCAATTTGAATTTAATTCCCAGCTATCGATTGACACGACAGCAACCTGGCAGGGCGCAGATATTGCTACTTCGCCCGCATTCTCAAGTATCAAAATAGATTTAGACCATAAAGAATATCCACCAGATGGCGTGATAGATCACACGCTGACAATACCTATCGAAACCGAATAATCTTAGTACTAACAATTTAAAAAGAGCATCAAGCAATGACGATATCATTTAATACAATACCATCAAACATAAGAGTACCTCTTTTTTATGCGGAGGTCGATAATTCCCAAGCGGGCAGTTTTTCACAAAATCAATCAATATTATTGATAGGCCAAAAACTGGCAGCAGGAACGGCAAGCACAGACACGCCAGAAATAGTAAACTCGACGGATGACGCTAAAACGCTATACGGTTTAGGGTCAATGCTAGCGCGTATGCATTCCAGTGTTAGACAAAACGATTTAGCGGGTGAGATTTGGTGTATTGCCCTGGCGGATGATGGGGGCGCTGTAGCAGCGACGGGTACTATAACAGTAACAGGGCCATCTACAGCGGCAGGCACATTAACTCTGTATATAGCCGGTCAAAGAATCACAGTAACGGTTGCAAGCGGTGATACTGCAACGACCATAGGCGCTGCGATTACAGCAGCAGTAACAGCGGCTACAGAGTTACCGGTGACTGCAGCAGATGTTGCTGGCGTAGTTACTCTAACGTGTCGTTGGGCGGGGGCCACTGGCAACGATATCACGATTATCGAAAACTACAGGGGCAACTTAGGCGGTGAGAAAACACCAGCGGGCGTGTCTCTGGCTATTGTTGCGATGGCAAGCGGGGCAACCGACCCTGCACTATCTGCAGCGATCACGGCCATGGGGGAGGAAGAATATGATTTTATCATCTCGCCCTATTCTGGCACCAGTCAAATGGACGCATTGCGTACAGAAATGGACGATAGCACCGGGCGATGGAGCTATAGCCGACAAATATATGGACATGTCTATACAGCAGCACGTGATACGTTTTCAAACCTACAAACTCTGGGCAGTGCTCGTAACGATCAACATAATACAATAGCAGGTTACGAAGTAGATACGCCAAATCCCGTGTGGGAGTATGCAGCCGCGTATGGTGGACGTAATGCAGTATATATAAAAGCCGACCCAGCCCGCCCGACTCAAACAGGGCCGCTTGTGGGTATTTTGCCGCCACGCGTGGGTAACAGGTTTATATTAAGCGAGCGTGAGAGCTTGTTAAATGCAGGTATAGCAACGAGCGTCACAAGAAGTGGACAGGTATTAATAGGTAGGTCGATAACAACTTATCAAACAAACTCTTTTGGTCAGCCCGACACCAGCTATTTAGACTCTGAGACTATGCACACAAGCGCTTATGTTGTGCGTCAATTGCGGTTTGCCGTAACGACTAAATATGCACGTCACAAGCTCCGTGATGATGGTCAGAATTTTGGTGCAGGTCAGGCGATTGTTACACCTAATATAGTACGTGGCGCAATGCTGGATGTATATACCCAGATGGAGTATTTGGGGATCGTTGAAAACACTGAGTTATTTAATCAAAACTTAGTAGTTGAGCGGGATGTTGGAGACCCCAACAGAATCAATGTATTATTCCCTGCTGATTATGTTAATCAGTTACGAGTATTCGCGCTTTTGAATCAATTTAGACTGCAATACGCAGAGGCGGCGTAAATCATGGCAAAAATAGCAGGCATATGTTTTATTAAGGCGGACGATGTTCAATTTGAGGTTGAGGGTGGCGTTGAATGCCCGATGAACACTTATATGAGAGAGCCAGTTGAAGCATTAGATAATCAAGCGGGGCACTACTCGGAAAAAAGGATAATCCCTTATATTAAGTTAACAGCTTTGTTACCCCCTGAATTCGACCGGGAAAAAATAAGTAATAGAGTGGATTTAACTATTACTGCCGAGCTTGCAAACAGTTGGGTATATACTTTGACTAAAGCATATTTAATGGGCCCGGCTGCTATTAGTGGCGACGAGGGAAAAGTGGAGCTTAATTTTAGTGGACAGGAGGGTATATGGAAATCAAGCTAAGTCAGCCTATAACAGCTCACGGCGAGACTATTGACAGCATAACCTTACGCGAGCCCACAGGCGGGGATTTTATAGACATAGGGCACCCGCTTAATATTAATTCTGATGAATCGTTTTATTTTCGAATGGATGTTATTGCAAAATACATTGTTCGGTTGGGTAAAATACCTAGTTCAGCGGTGCGCGAAATATCGCCAAATGATCTACAAAAGATAGCATTAGAGGTGGCAAGTTTTTTAGGCGAAACCGATTCAGCGAACTGATAGAAAGATATTTTGACGTTGGGTATTGCTGGAAAATGAGCCGTTCAGATATCAGAGCAATGGATATAAACGAGTTAGAATTGTATGAAAAACAATCTATTAGAATCTCTAGGGAATTAAGCGAAAATGGCTGATGCTAAATTAAGAGCAGTTATTAGTGTTGCTGATAAGAGCACTACAAAACTTCGAGGCATCAATAAAAGTTTTAGAAATCTGACGGGGCCAATAACAAGGATTAATAACCAGCTTAGAGCCTTGGATCGAGTCTCAGGATTTAAGGCATTACGAAATGGTCTAGGCGGAGTAAGGCGGCAGTTAGGGCTGCTTGGAGCGGGCCTAACAGGTGTTGCTGGCGGGGCGTTCGCGGCCATAAAAAGCTTAGCGACAACAGGCGACGAGGTATTAAAAACTGCTACTAATTTTGGTATCACGACGGATGCCCTGCAAGAGTGGCGCTTTGTAGCAGAGCGGTCTGGAGTAGCTCAGGCAACGCTTGATAAATCGTTCCAGGCGTTTACAAAAAGATTGTCAGAGGCCAGAAACGGGACAGGTGAGCTTTTCGGGTTGCTAAAAAAAGTGAACCCTGCATTTCTTGAACAAATATTAGCAATAAAAAACAATGAGGATGCATATGCCGCACTGATTAAAGGCATGTCGGGTTTAAAAAGCCAACAACAACAAATATTACTGGGGGATAAAGCGTTTTCTGAGGCGGGTCGTCAGCTAGTAAAAATCACCGCACAAGGAAGCAAAGAAATAGCAAACTTGCGCAAAGAAGCGCACAAATACGGCGCGGTCATTAGCGGCGATGTGCTGCGAGATTCTGCAAAATTCAAAGACGAAATGACAAATATAGGCTCACTTTTTAAAGCCGTAGGATTTACGTTAGGCACTGCATTAATACCTGAGTTATCAGGCTTGCTAATTGAGTTTAGGGAGTGGCTACTTTTAAGCAAACAGACGGGCGGGCAAGAAAAATTAAAAGAGTTTGCAAAAAGTATGGCTCAGGGTGTCCGTGATCTTGCTACACAATTTAAGATTATAGTACCAAAAATCAGCAGCTTATTAGATTCAATCGGCGGCTTTAAAACGCTTGCGATTGGTCTAGCTGCGATACTTGCGGGGCCATTGCTTGCAGCCCTGGTAGGGCTGGGCGGCGCTATCGTCACGTTTGGTACCTTCTTGGTGGCTACGCCCGTGGGTCTGTTTGCTGCGGGAGTCGTCGCGATTGGCATAGCTGTCTATCAATTAATCGGAGGTTTTAAATCATTGATTAATTTATATCCTAAAATGGTGCTGGCAGTATCGGACACGATAGAGACGGGCATCAATAAATTTAAAGAGTTTTTGGCGTTTGTGAAACCAGTTACAGACCAAGTAAAAGGTGTTTTTAGCAAATTTATAGATAACGTAATGGTATTGTTTGAGCCGCTATTGAATATAGGCGCGAGGATCGCTAAAGGCTTTGGCGCATTAAGTGGTATAGGCCGGTTACTCGGCGGCGCAGCTCCGGCTTCCGGCGGCGCGTCATCATCACCCGCCGCGCAATCGACGGCATCAAAAACACGGTTTTTAAACGAGTTCAAGCAACAACAAAACGGAGCACAAAAAACAGATGTAGGTGGGCGGATTACAGTACAGATAGACTCTGAGGGCCGCATTAAAAAAACAGATGTTAATAATAATAATCCTGCTGTCGATTTGGACATCGATGCGGGGTACGCGCTGGCGATTTAAGCATGGGCTGGCGTGATGAATTGCGGCCTGGTAAATTTCGCAATGCGGCTTTTTTCACGGCAGCGATGGAGGGCACCATCGGGCGGCGGGTCGTCACCCACGAATATCCAGGGCGCGAACAGCCTTATAGCGAGGATTTGGGAAAACTAGCGCGTACATATAGTTTTGAATGCTTTGTGATTGGCCCAGATTATATAGGCCAGCGTAACTTGTTGATTAATGCGCTTGAGGCGGTTGGCCCAGGCACATTAGTTCATCCTTTGTGGGGTAGTTTACGTGTAAACATAACCTCTTGCCGTGTTGCAGAATCAAATCAAAAGGGCGGGATGGCCGCATTTACGGTTGATTTTGTAGAAGCTGGAACCAATGATCAGCCGAGTGATATATTAGATAGCGGCTCATTTTTAGAGCAACAAATTAATGCAGCACTCGGTACTGTTTTGGGTGATTTCTCGGCGGCGTTTGGGGTGGATAGCTTGAGTTCAGCGGTAGGTTTGGACTCGCTCGATGCAGTCAATCAGGCGCTTGATGCTGTACAGATCGCGGGGGCGACTGTGGCGACTGTCAAAAATTTTAAGTCAAACGCGTCCAACGCTTTAGGCGATCCGCTGGGATTGGCTACCGGGATAAGCGGCTTAATTGGCGAAGTAGGCGATGTTCCGGGCCTGCGGAAACTCCATAATTTCGGCGCGAGCGTGACAATTTTGAAAGAAAATACACCAACGCGCATAGCGCAAGCAGTCAATCGCAGGTCGATATCAAACTTAGTTGAAGGGGTATCTGTATTGGAAACAGCTCGCGTATTAGTAAGTCAATAATTATATATGCAAATAATAAATACAACAGATGAAGCTTTATCCTTTAGAGATGAGATAACCCGTCTAATAGACGGATTGTTACATAAAGTGCCGGATAATACATATGCAGCGCTTAGATCTGTGCAATCTGCATTCGTAGTTGACATTAATCAACGCATTGCTGACCTGCCGAGCGTTATTAGTTATACAACTAATGATACAGTGCCGAGCTTAGTACTTGCTCATAGACTCTATATTGACGCATCACGTGACGAAGAAATTAATATACAAAACAATATATCACACCCAGGATTCATAGCTGGCGGTCGGCGGATTGAGTACATAGCAGCGTAAGTATGCTAGAGCTTAGGATTAACGGGCGCATATATAACGGTTGGACAACGGTAGATATAACGCGTGGATTACGTCAAGTAGCGTCTACATTTCGCCTGTCTGTCACTGACAAATGGCGCAATCAAAAAGTAAACATCAGGCCGTTTGATAGCTGTATCCTGCAATATAACGGAGTCAAAATAATAACCGGCTATGTTGATAGTACGTCTGTATCTTATGACGCACTGCAACATAGCGTACAGATCACTGGGCGGTCAAAAACGGGCGACTTAGTAGATTGTTCTTGTTTGTCCAGGGCGTTTAAAAATCAATGTTTAGAACAGATATGTGAATCACTCTGTGAGCCTCAAGGGGTCAGCGTTTTGTCGTATCTATTAGATGATCCGGTTTTTAGCGAATGGAAACCAGACGAAGGCGCGAGAATATTTGAGGTGCTCGAAAAGCTGGCGGCGTTGCGTGGTGTTTTATTAACAGATAACTCGCTCGGAAATTTGGTATTAACGCGGGCCAGAAATCAACGAGTCCCTATGATATTGAAGCGGGGCGTAAACATCAAAACAGGCTCGGCCAATTTTGTGGGTACAGATCGGTTTAGTCTTTACACTGTAAAAGGCCAAGGGCGCGGGAGTGACGATACAGCCGCAGAAATAGCAGCCCACCCAAGCGGACATGTAGAGGATGCTCAAGTACCAAGATATCGGCCAAGAATAGTATTGGCGGAAGACCAGGCAACCGAAGCGGCGTGTCTAGAACGCGCACAGTGGGAGCAGAACATACGTTGGGGGCGGTCTCAAGCGTTTACTTATAGCGTAGCAGGCTGGACTCATCGGGAAGGGCTATGGGCTCCCAACACACGGGTAAGGGTGCAGGATGACTTAATCGGCATCGACAGTGATTTGTTGATCAGCACAGTAACTTATAGTCTATCGAGTGGCGGCGGCATGGTCACTACATTAGAGCTCGTGCCCCATGAGGCATTTAGCGCAGAGCCAGTGCAGCCGCGCAGACAGCGGCCAGGAAATCAAGCGGACTCATCAATACAGTGGGATTTTGGCGGGTAGCGAATGACACAACAACGCGTAATCAACAAAATATTAGAGCCATTACGTCGTAAAATCATGTTGATGATATCGCGGGGCGTCGTGCGAGTAGTTGATGATGCGCTCAAAATGCAAGGGGTACAGGTCACGCTATTATCTGATGAGACCTTAGACGGAGTCGAGCGCATCCAAAATTACGGGCTTACTAGCAATCCACTGCCGGGCGCGGAATGTATCTCCTTAAGTGTTGGAGGCCATCGCAGTCATAGCGTAGCGATAGCAGTGGATGATCGTAGACATAGGTTAAGGGGTTTATTGCCTGGCGAAGTCGCATTGTACACAGACGAGGGCGACATCATACATATTAAGCGCGGGGGCAATATCGAAGTTACTGCTAAAAAATCGGTCACAGTTTTAAGCCCTTTGGTCTATGTGCCAGATGGCGATATTAAAGCCGGGGACATCAGCTTAAAAACACATACTCATGATCAAAATGGCAAGCCGCAATGACTGACGTCAGGACGTGTTTTAGTGATTACGTCATGGACTGGGATCTAGAAACGACTGGCACGGAAACGGCATTAAGTCGAGCTCAGGTAGGGATGGCGACAGCAGGAGATATCCTTGCGGAATGGCAAACAGTAGCGGTCTACAGCGGTGATCTAGTAGCAGATAACGGCCTAGAGACAGCATTATTTATTAGTTTGTTTACGGATCGACTCGCAGAAGTAGATGATGATATCGGCGGCGGCAGTGATCGTCGGGGCTGGTGGGCTGATCAGTATTTAGAGATAAACAATGATTTAATCGGCTCGCGCTTATGGTTGTTGCGGCGAGAAAAGGCAACGCAAGATGTGTTAGGCCGGGCGGTTGAATATGCGCGGGAATCTCTCGAATGGTTAATCGATGACGGTATCGCATCATCAGTAGATGTCGCGGCCAAATATTCGGAGCTTGGAAAAATGAATTTAACGATAGAAGTACATCAAGCAGATCGAACCCTGCAGGTAGTACGGTTTGCTTATGTTTGGAATAGGGGCGTGGCTTATGTCCTTTGAACGCCCTACCCTGCAAACAATTATCGACCGGATTAGCGGCGATTTCTCGGCGTATTTGCCCGGCAGTGATGCGCTGTTAAGGCGCTCAAATATGGGCGTAATGGCTCGATCCCAGGCGGGCGCTGCGCATGGATTATATGGATATCTTGACTGGCTATCAAAACAGCTAATGCCCGATAGTGCGGACTCTGACAACTTAGCGCGATGGTCGGATATTTGGGGTATTAATCGTAACCCTGCAACTCAGGCCACAGGCAATATCACATTTACTGGAATTGAAAATACCGCGATACCCATAGGCACAGAGCTAGCGCGAAGTGACGGCCAAAAATACACAACATTAGAGGCAGCTATAATACCCGCCATCGGCACCATTGATGTACAAATACAGGCGGTAGTAGCGGGCGAGTTGGCGAATAGTCAAAAAGGGGTAAGCTTGAGTATATCCGCGCCAATTCCTAACGTCAATTCGACGGCCATAGTAGCGGCGCTAGGAATCGCCGCAGGCTTTGATGTCGAAAATGATGACAGCTTAAGAGCTCGGCTTTTATCTCGTATACAAGCACCACCCCATGGCGGCGCGAAACATGACTATATCGCGTGGGCTAAAGAGGTCACGGGTGTTAGTGACGTGTATGTATTCCCCCGCTGGTACGGCACCGGAACAGTGGGGCTAACATTTGTCGTGGGGGAGGATAATGTTATCCCATCTACTCAAGAGGTAGCTGCAGTACAAGCGCATATTGATACACAGCGACCTGTCACGGCTGATGTATCAGTGTTTGCACCAGTTGCGGAGTATGTTTCTTTCCGTATTCAGGTAGATCCGGATACCTCGGCGGTTCGCGCGGCGGTTGAACAAGAGTTAAAAAACCTGTTTATTAGAGAGGCCCGACCAGGGGGTACGCTTTATGTCTCGCATATCAGGGAAGCCATCTCTGTTGCAGCTGGGGAACAAAATAATGCGCTTGTATCTCCGGTAGATGATATACCGCATAACGTGTGTGCTATGCCCGTATTTGGCGCTATCACATGGCTTTAACGGCTAGCGATTACGCACAACAGCTAGCCGCGCTACTGCCTCGGGGGGTGGCGTATCAGTATGAATCGGGGTCTATATTTGGCTCTGTATTAAAAGCTTTATCAGGCGTTTTGTCTCGCGTCGATTGTCGCGCAGATGATCTGCTTAAGGAGTCAGACCCACGGTTAGCTGACGAGCTATTGTTAGATTGGGAGCGAGTTGCAGGACTGCCTGACAAGTGTCTCACAAATTTAGATACTGTCGCACAGCGTCGGCTGAATGTAGCGTCAAAATTGACAACGGCAGGCGGTCAAAGTCGTCAATATTATATTGATTATGCGGCGGCGTTGGGCTGGGCCATAGAAATTAATGAGTTTCCAATGTTGCGGGCGGGGTTTTTAGCGGGCGGCAGGGCATACGGTGAAAAATATGCTCATGCGTGGGAGGTACAAGGCGCAGCAAGCGGTGTATTTGAGGCGGCTAGTTTTACAGATGACACGCTGGGCAGCAAGGCGGGAACTGAATTACGTACATTTCCTGATAATTGGGGTATCCATTGTTTTTCTGCGGGCGATAGAGCGGGGCTTGCTATTAAAACTCTGGCTTTTGATTTATTGCGCTGCAGGATATTGGAGCTGATACCAGCCCATACGTCATTGTTGTGGTGGTCAGTCGTACCGAGCGCGGGGCATTTTGTTGTAGGAGTATCAAAGGCGGGTGATCCACTTTGGGGCTGCATACAAAAACCACGAGACTTATTTGTCGCAGGAGATACAGTCGGCGACGTTTTAGCAGTTTATTAAAATAATATTAGAATTATGGAGATTAAAAAATATGTTTAAAATCGACGGCCCAGGGGCGGATCCAAACAATGAATTTACGGAGGGAAATCCGGCTAGCGGAATACCCGCAACAGCGGTAACAGCAGAGTGGCTAAATGCAATACAGCGCGAATTGTTGGCTTTATTAGCTAATGCCAATGTAACGCCGGACAAGTTAGATGATGCACAGTTATTATCAGTATTAGGCGGTCGAGCGTTTAGAATGTACAAAGAGACGGGATCAGGTAATATCGATATACCTGACAAAGTACATACACCGATACCGTTTACGTTACTAGAGTTAGGTAATGCAGCGGATATAAACCTTGCAGCAGGTAGACATACTCCTACAGTAATGGGTAATTATCTCTATATAGGTTTTGTATACTACAGAGATAATAAAGGCGCTGGAACGAATTGGAAATTTGCAACGTGTAATATACGCAAAAATAGCGGCACACTACCGCGTGATTATGCAGGGTCTATGCAGCTGGGCGGATCGGATTTACACGCAGCATCAATGATGCAGCACGGCAGCACGTGCGCGGGTATCATAGATATGAATGGATCAACTGACTATGTAGATTTAACAGCGTATGTAGAGACAGCGACATTAGACATCGAGGTTGACGCAGCGCTACTATGGGGTAATAAACTGATATGATAAACTTAAATTTAGCAAGAATATTAGCGCACACACACCCACATGCCCAAGCAAATGTAGATTATCAAGTCCATGTAGTAGACGGCGCACAAGTAATAAGACGGTGGGATAATAACCGCCTTGGCCCACAGCCGAGCGAGCTAGAGCTTATTAATTCATCGCCTCTTGCGGAATTAGAGCATGCAAAAAGATTAGCATGTAGACAAATAAAAGACAGCGCAAAAACTAAAATGGTGTCTGGGTTTACATCGGACGCTTTGGGATCACCTCATTATTATGACAGCACTATAGAGGATCAGCTGAATCTCTCGCAAATGGCTGTATTAAAAAAGGATACGACCTATCCTTGTACAAGTATGGGGTCTGATATAAAAGCAGATGTGTTACACACAGCAAAGGAGATTGCTCAGGTATTTAAAGATGGCGTTAAAATCAGAAGAGAAATATTAGAAAAATCAAGGAAAGATAGGGAATCAATAGCGATAGCGCAAACGATTTCCGAAGTCGATGACATAATGACGGAGTGGTAGAATATGCATCGAGTAGATGGCCCAGGCCATGATAATAATATGTTTACCGAAGGAGTGGAAGGGGTAACGCCAGCAACGACTATCACAGCCGACATATTAAATGCTGTTCAAGAAGAAATAGTAGGCGTGATTAATGGCGCGGCTATCTCTTTAAATAAAGCAGATAATGGACAATTAACTACCGCCTTGAATTCGCTAATTTCTGCGGCGATAAACGCTCAAGATATCCAGTCTTTAGTTGATGCAGCTATAGTAACTGCGGGCTGGGACGATGTTACAAATATTGATGTGTCACAGTTTAAGGATTTTTATTACTGGAATTATTATGCCAGCCAAACAGGATAATAAACAATGTTAGGACGTGCAGATTTAGCAGCAACAACGGATACTAGCATCTATCAAGTGCCAACAAATAATCGAGCAGTCGCAGGGGTGCAATTATCTAATCGTAATAGTACTTCAGTGACCGTTCGGCTGGCAATAGTAGATGGGCTTGTCGCAGCATTAGCTAACGAAGATTATTTAATCTATGATTACGAGCTAGCAGCTAATAGCTTCGTGCAATTCTCGGGCTTAGTATTGGATAGTGATGACAATGTTGTTGCTCAAGCGTCCGCTACTGGCGTTGCTGTTAATGTCTGGGGCGAGATACGGAGCACTATATAAATGGGCGCAGCAACAAATGACCCAGGCAAGCGGCCTAGAGCTCAAATATTTACGAGCTCAGGAACTTGGATCCGGCCTCAAAATGTGCTTGCAGTCCAAGCATTTTTGGTAGGCGGCGGTGGCGGCGGCGGTGCATCAGATACGACCAGCCTTTATAGCTGCGGTGGCGGTGGCGGTGGCGGGTGCATACAAGACGGGATCATACCGATTACTGACGACCTGACAATAACCATAGGCGCGGGCGGAAGTGGCGGAGCGACAGATGGCGCAGCAGGTGCGAATGGCGGGGACTCCACGATAACCGGCGGAGGATCGTTAACTGCGCGGGGCGGCGGTGGTGGTTTGGCGCTTCAAACGCAAAATTTAACAAATGCAGGCACAAGCGGAGGATGCGGCGTAAAATCAGGTGCTAACAATTACTTAGCCGCAGGCGGCGGCGGGGGAGCTCGTGGCAACGGGGGTAATGCTACTTCATCAGCAACATCACAGAGATTTAGCAGCTATTTGCAGTCCGCGCAATCGGGCGGCGCGGGCGGACTTGCAACAACTGCGGCCACGGGTTCGGGAGGAAATGGTGGTGCAGGGGTTGATGGATATGGCGGCGGGGGCGGCGGGGGGTGCTCTGGAAATCTTGTGGGAATAGGCCTCGGATCACACGGCGGCGGGAATGGATCATATGAAGCAAATGCTGATGATGCTGCAGCTAATACGGGCGGCGGGGGCGGCGGCGCGGGAGAATCCAATTCGACGACCAAAACAGGCGGCGCGGGCGGAAGCGGTTATTGCAAAATAGTGTGGTGGGAATAAAAAACAATGAATTATTTAATAATAAATGACGGCCTTGTAATAAATAAAATAGATGCTAGAAATGATGCGATGGCGACGAGGATAGCAAGTAGCAGAGGCTATATTGCTGTACAAAATGACACCGCAGAAATCGGCTGGTCGTATGATGGCGCGGTATTTACGCCCCCAAATCAGCGGGCTTCAGCGCGGGATGGTTTTACAATATCTCTTGACAAGAGCGCAGCGGCAGTAGGCGAAATAATAAACGCCGCTGTATTATATAGTCTCCCGAATGGAGGCCCTAATTTATCAATTAATAATACTTACACTGTGCCAGTAATTCGCGCCAGCGATGGCAAACAATCCAAGTTTTTGACTTTATCGCTAACAAATGGCGCGGGCGCTCTGTCTTTTTCGATTTCTGAAAAAGGAATTTTTTATGTGCGGCTTGATATGATCGACCCTCGATTGTCGCTAGAATTATCAGATAGCCCGCGCATTGTCGTGACTTAGATTAACTAAACATTTTATCTGCATAGGTTGGCGAAAATTTTCCGCCAAAATAACCTTATGCATTTCATATAGTTACCTTCAGCGTTATGTTGAAAATCCAATCTTCATTGGGCCCTCATAACCACGCTCAAAATGAACAGCAGCAATGCAAAACCCGATGGAGAACTTAAGCCTTGATCCCGGCGCTACCACCAGCATTTCTTTTACGCCGCCATACTCCACAACCTCCAGCATCATTTTTGCCACCCAATCAGGGGTCATGACAATGTCACTTTTTTTCATATATCCGCTGAATTTGCCTTGTTATACATCTAACTTAACTATTACTCTATGTTGTTCAGTATCAACAAAAGCATGATAATTTTTGCCCGTTAAAGGGCTGCTAACAAGCGGGGTGAACTTGAGTAGGTCATTAACAATGGAGCAGTATGTTTCAAAGCTACATTCGTATTTATCGTAAACTGCTTGTTCAATATCTCCGTTATTTATTTCTTTTTCAGCTTCTTCGTCAGTCTTTCCGATCGCTCTGTAAGCAAGCTCTTCAATATCCCATTTATTGTTCATAATTTATTCCTCAATTTAAAGTTGTCGCCTAATTTCGCTTTGAGATTAAACTAACTTTTTATGGTCGGCCACAAAAAGAACCTATCACTCCTGCTTCTTCGCAACGATGATTTTGACTGACTTTAAAAACCCAGCTTTTGTTTTTGGCGTTATTTTCTTTGCACCAATTTAGAGCTGACTTATGATTTTCAGTCCATGTGCCTTTTGAAAAGACAGGGCCATAAGCAGTTAAACCACTAACTCTGCACCCTGCGGGGGAGGTTCTATTCGGTAATTTTTTCGATAGAACATTATCTAACACATCTTCATAATTGGTTTCTTTCACTTTTCTATTAATGCTCATTTTGATACCTCTTTATTATTGCCATTACTCTCTGCTTCAGGTGGGGTTAAAAAACAATGTATAGCATGGAATGTCGCGATAATCTGAGGGGTTGACATTGCGCCGCATTTCTCCAAAAAAGCCTCAGTCTTTTGATTACTGATGTCGTCATGTAGTGATGATTTAGAGACGTTATAATTAAAAGCTTTGGCTTCAAGTTCGATGTCCGAATTAAAATTGTATCCTTCATAAGCTTTGGCTAAAGCGCTAATTTCATCCTCAGAAAAATGGCCTTTCATTAATTCTAAGCACATCACTTTATATCTTAAAATTAACTGGTTAACCGCAAAATTATAGTTAACCTCGTCGTTGGGGCAGATGGCACGGATAATTTCATCTGATAGTTTGTTGAATCTAATGGTTTTTTGTGTTTGTGCCATGATGTATTAGTCCTGTAGGAGCCGTCCCTGGCTTTATCGGGTTATTTTGAAAGTTCTTTTTTGAGCCAGTTCTCTGTGCCAAGAGATTCATATCTGCTGTTTATCCAAAATGTGGCACTATCGTTAGCCATAAGATCATTTATTAGTGATAAAACTTTAGTCCTTACTGTTTTATCCATAGTGTCTATGTGAGTGTCGCACATACCCTTCAGCTCGTTAGCATCTATAGCTACGTTAGCGCGTATGCTCTCAGCCCATGCTATTTGTTTCGGCGATCCTGTCAGATTTGGCAGGTTGTTTTTTTCATTCTTGGCTTTTGCGTCTGCGGTTTTTTTGGCTTTGTAACAATCGATACAAATTTTTTTGGTTAGATAATCAGCTCTTTTAGTTCGTCCGTCAATTTTACCTGTTAGATTATGGTGTACGACGTGGCCACAAGTATGTTTGATCGTGTATGTTGCCATTTTATTTACCTCTTTTTAGCGTCCCAGTGGTCGCTGATCTAGTTGATTAATGTATGCAAGTTATTTATTTAACTTACATACATTATAGCATACATTTAGAATCTGTCAAGTTATATTTAACCGTAATGATGGCTTAATTTGCAAAATTTAGCGCTTTCGACCTCGTATTTGTGGCGACTTGTCGCGTAATTAATCGCACGTTCTAAAGCACATCTTTCTTCAGTGCTGCTAAGCTTTTCAAGCAATTTGCGCATTAATTTGACAGGATAATGTTTTTTAATTGATAGCTTATTTTGTTTGGCAAAGCCTACAGTTCCTACCCGACAGTTGCCTACATTGAGGCTATCTTGCATGCATAAATACGCGCCTTTTTCATATTTTGCCTTAGCTTTTATTTTCCGATTTTCGATTTTTATGGTTTCGCGCTTGTCCCGGATCAATCGGGCTATATGACGTGCGCCCGATGCTAAGTCGTCGCTGTTGGGGTGATAGTCTACTCCGTCAGATTTTGCAATCAGCTTAAGCCCTAGATTGTCATGACTCCATTCATAGCCGCGTGGGGCTTTTATCTTGCCGCTTGATTCACCGCAGAACCAAAAACATTGTGTTTTTGTGTGGGCGAAATTAGAGCTAACTAAAATAGGGTAACTGTGTCGTTGATATCTACAATTACCGATGTAGGTGCTGTAGCTATCTTTGCGGACTACAACAAAAGCGCACCTTGATGATACAGACTCTGGTGCTTCAAAGTTTTTTCGGCGCGGATATAGATCTGTAGCGTAATCAAAAGCTTTTGCTCCCGCTTCTGGCCCTAAGTCGATTTTTCTCTTTAGACAAGGTGTGAGGTTTGCGGCTCTTCGCTGGTCTCTTGCTTGCCTTGTGCGCTTTGCTTGTGCGCCGTTTTGACCGTGGGCTCTAGCTATTTTTACGATGTCAGTGATTGATTTGTACATTTTTATCTCGCTTTGCATCCCAACGGGTGCATATCTAGTTTAAAATTAAGAGAGTTTTTTAAAACTCAATTACATTGTAGCATACACATAGACGCTGTCAAGTTATTTATGAATTATTATTTATAATTGACTTGATCCTGCATTTGTTATGATAAAAATAATTAATAATCTTTATAAATTGCAAATCCGTTTTTAACCAGTCGATCATTAATATTAGATCCATCCAGCCAGAGCTCAGCTAAATAGCGTCCATACTTGCCTTTTTTGTCCTTTATCGTCTTGATAATAACTTGTTTGCCCTGCACTTCCCCGCGCAACCAGTCTCTTGATACCAAGCCTTGCTCACGAGTTAATCCTTTGACCTCGGGAGCGTCTATATGCGCTAACCTTAGCTTTTCGCCACGCTTCCAAACGCCCATACCTAAATCTATTGATGCGGTCACTGTGTCTCCATCATAAACGCTCTCTATAATTGCGTTATATGTATATAAGCCTGTTTTATTAATCATAAGTTATATCTAACTCGTCTTTAATTGCTTTTGATGCGTACCTTTTTATTTCGCTTCGCTTCAAATTGTCCCATTCTGTACGTTGATTAATTGCTTGTCTGTACAGTCTTAATACCTCAAGTCTCGACATAGGTATTAGATACTCTCTATCTTTTGTACCTATTTGATCAATAAATTTGATTTCGTCGCTTGTTCGCCACGCTTCAGGATAATCATATTTTTTTTTGTCAGAAAGGGATATCATCGTCAAAATACTCCGTTGTTGTATTTGCTTTATTTGTAGAGTCGGCGGTTTTTATCGAGTCATTTTGAGATTGTTCCCAGCCTGCTTCAGATTGAGGTTTTTTGTCGCCCAAAAGCTGCATATTATTAGCAATAATTTGCGTTGTGAAACGGTCGTTGCCCTCTTTGTCTTGCCATTTATGGGTTTTTAATTTACCTTCCACGTACAATTTTGATCCCTTGCTGACATATTTGTTAACTATATCAGCGAGCTTGTTATAAAACACGACTCGATGCCATTCTGTCGCCTCTTTTTTTTCGCCCGTTGCTTTATCTTTCCAGGCCTCGTTAGTTGCTAGACTAATATTGCAAGCTAGCGCCCCGTTTGCTATGTCTCTAACTTCCGGATCTCTGCCCACGACGCCGACTATTATTGCCTTATTAACGCCGTTCATAATTAAGTTTCCTTTTTATGAATGTCTGGTTCATCACGTGTTTTTTCGACATCAATTAACCATTGTATGTATTGTTTAGCTTTTTCTAAGTCTTCAATTCCATTTTTTAATTTGTATCTACTTATGTATTTAATAATATTACCTTCCAAATATCCTAGATTATTACTTACTATATAATCAATAGGCTGTATTATTAATTGCTCATAATGTGACTGAGTGCCGACTCCTTCTATTTTATTAATCATAAATATGTTCCCTCTTGTTTTGTTATATTGATAATTTTTTCGCAATAATTTTCATAAAAATCGGATTTTTTAAGACCCATCTTAATCATATCGTTATACTCTATTTCTATATCACATAGACGTTTGTATAGGCTTTTTGATATTGTTATATACTCTTCTATTACTTTTTCTTTTTTTGGTGGCTTATAAACTTGTTGTTGTTCATTTTCAGATACGAGCTTTTGGTGTGAATTGACGCGTGATTGTAGTATTGATTTAAAATTATCAAGATCATAAGCTAATAAATCGGTGAGGTCTCCAAATAAAAACTTATAATTTTTGTGATAGTCATTATCGTTATAATAATCTAAGTTTATTTTTGCTGAATCGAATTTATATGATGCCGTAATTTTTAAATTAGCTAATACAGCATCAACGGATGCTTGCATTGTGGATCTGCTTCGTTTGTTTTTTATTGCGTCCGAAAATATCTGTATGGGGTCACAATTCATTTTTATTTGATGCCCATCTAAATCACGTTTTATTTCGTCTAAGTACCTCTTAAATAAGAGGTTAGAGTCAAAAATAATTCGTTCTTTTATGTCTTGTTTTTTAGCTTTAACCTGGCGTGTTAATAATGTGCCCTTGTCTGTTATCATGTTTTTCAAAAAATCGCATTGTTGAAACAAAAGAAAGATGTCCTCAACCTGACTTAGTGCAAAATTTTTGCAATGATCTAACTGTTTTTTTGACTCATTGCAAAATTTAATATCAGCTTCTGCTTGAGCAAAATCATCGTCAGTATTTAATTCTGTGTTAATATTATCCAGTATCTCCACAAGTCGATTATTATAAGTATCTAAATTTGTACTAGATACCTGGCCCGATATCTCAATGCTCAGCAATGGAAGTGTTCTGGGCCGTTTTTTTTCTATAATTTCTTCGGGTTCTGGTAAGCCATTTTTTTCAAAATCGGCATTAAGTTTTTTCAAATCGATATTAAATTGTTTCCACCCAGCAATAATATCGCTCCTTAGATCAGGGTCGCTTGAGTAAGGTATAATGTAATGCTCGTCATCGAGACTAGTTATACAATTTGATGCTACAAAAAGTACCTCGTTAGCATCAGATACTATTAATTGCTGTTCGAGCTGGGGATGATATTCAGCGGGGATGCATCCTGATTGCATAGCTATGCGCAGATCATTGTTTAAAAGCTTGTGCTCAAATATTATTAATTGTTTCTCAGTAATCCCATCAAAACTCGCTGATAGCGTTAAACCGTCTACTTCTGTTTCGCCCGTATAGACATATAAATCATCGTTTATATAGTCTTCTATTAAAGCCCGCGCCATTTTCTCAGCCAAATGCCCGCGCTCAAATAATTTTTGTGTTTCCGGAGAGACTTCCTTTTTTATTCCAGTTGCTTTATATCTAAGCAATTCGGATCGAGTTGTATATTTAGAGATACCCAACATTGCGGCGGCTTCACTTGCGCTGTTTTTTTTCAGCCATTCTGCGCCGCCTATTTCAAGTTTTATTATGTTCATTTTCTGCGTCCTATGCGTTTAATTCTTTAGTCGTCTCAAGCTCAAGTATTGCTTTTTCTTGATCCGCTGATAGCTGATATTTTGAGTTGATCGCTAATATTAATGATTCAGCCGTTTTTCCTTTTGTAAATGACTCTCTCCAGGCTGTCTGATTTTCTTTAAATTTCGATTCTGGGTATAGAGGTTTCTGCACCGTCTTGTATTCGCTCGCATCATAAATATTTGCATCTTGATGCTCGTCTACAGCTTGTGCTCTCTGCGCCTCGTCCAGATCTAATATGCCGCTAAATCCAAAAGCGTAACGTGCGGCTTGTATAGTCGCTTTATGCCTTAACATTCGCGCGGGCCATTGCTTCCAGGTCTCGTTTGATCGAGAACATTCTGACAAATATTCCGTGATTTCTGTCGCATAATCATGATCTTTTCGGTGGATTTTGCACGTGATTGCAGTTAGCTCATCATTTTGGTTTTTATGGTCTATATACTCTATCCCATTGTAATTTGGATTAGTATTGATCAATTTTATCCATCCATCTATCGACACGATGGGCTGGATTCCGCCTTTTTTTGATGGAAATGCATAAATCTCTTTAGTCATCGGATCTAAATTGTATTTATTCGCAACCATCAAAAAAGCAGTGAATTGCTCGTCTGTTACAACGGTTTTTGAGGGCATTACTGTAGCCATCAATGTTTGCTTAAATATTTGTGGATCGAGATTAGCTTTATTCGCTAAATTATCTAATAAGTTGTTTTCTGAGGCTTTTTTTTGTACTGCTGTTTTATTAGTCATGGTTTGCGTGTCCTTTTCTGTGTCTAAAAATACGGTCATTACTTACTCCAGGCTCATAACAAATGGCTCGTGACGTGAGCCAACCGGTGAGCCCCCTAGGGACAAGGAGGTATCGCGAACTCCCCGTAGCTCACTGCTGGCTTTGTAGACTTTGGCAATAGACCAGCTTCACCAGACCACGAATTATTAAATTTTGTTCTTTATCGATTGCATTATGAGATTCCAGCCGCGATTGAAAGCAATGTCTTTGTTTTTGTCTGAGGATATAAAGACGATTTTGTTTTGTTTAAACAGATAAACGTGGGAGTTATCTTGCCTTAATTTGTGAGTTATTTTCATTTCAGCCTCGTTTTGTATTACAAAATAGCTTGATTTTGGGGTTTGTTCGCCTGGGTGCTTATCGTTAGCAGTCAAACAACTGACAATGTTTTTTCATGATCGCACCGCGTAAAACTAAATCAAAAATAATCGGCTTATTCTTAAACCAATTGTTTAAAGTTTGTATGCTTGCACCGCTAATTTCTGCAAGCTCAGCAAGGCTTTTCAGCCCTGCCGCTTTGCATTTTTCGGATGGTTTCACAGAACCACTTCCGCGTTATCTTCTAACCATCCTAGATTATTTTCAAAACCCCATTCTTCCAGCGATTTTTCAATTTCGTCACTATCTAAATTTTCATATGCTGATAACTGCTTACTTTTATCTTCATGAAATTTTTCAGATGGGTGAGCTATACCTAAAAATAATGATTCCTCTTCATTTCCCGAACATTGCACAGCAAATTCGTTATTTACTGATACAGTAGCTTCATAAGAGTTTTCATCACCGTCAACATTTTTAGTTAATGTTACGAAAGTTGCTTTATATTCAGTTTTCATTTTCTGTTCCTCTTCAGGCTTTGGGGTTATTCCCTCAGTCCATGTGCGTATAATACTATAATAGTTTTAGTTAGTCAAGCTATTTACATCAAATGAGTAAAATAGTTACAGTTAATGTGGGTTTTGGGGTTCCACAACCTCTGCAAAAAACGCACCGCTTAGCATGGTCGTTAGGCATCTCTGTACAGGTCGCCTTTTCCATTTATTTTATCTATGTGTATAGAGTGCAGTGGGTCGCCATCTATTGGCGTTACACGCATAGAGCGCTCATCTTCCCATGTCACGGACGCTTTAACCCAAGTTGGTTTTTCATCAACATGTAAATTTACGTATACAGTTTTTGTTTTATTATCTGTTGCCATTACAATCAATAAATTCTGTCATTTTTATTGCCTATAAAGTTAAATCTAGTCTTTATGTTCTATCAGAATTACTTGTTCAATGTCTTTGATTAGTATTACTTTTTCAATGTCTTTAAAATGTCCGGTCGTTCCAGCGCCGCAAACCCAGTTTGTAGGCGCAATCCATACGTCTCCTGACGGAGTTCTGCCGATTGCTGCCAAAGACTCTCCGCCTTGATTTTTCCAAATTATTTTATACAAGCCATTTTTTAGCTCTTTAACTTTTTTGTTTATTGATTTTTTCATGATTTTTTCATGATTTTTTCATGATTTTTATAGTTGATTTATTGCTCTAGTGGCTCACAATATACGCAAACGTATATCTGGAGTCAATATATATTTTTATTATTTTTGATGTCAAACAAAAGCATTGACAAAAATACGTTCGCGAATTATATTTGCTCGATCATGAGTATAAATATACAAAAAACACTTACACGTCTTAATGAGATTATGACAGATGCAGAAATTGGCGCAGAAATTGGTGCGTCACAATCAATAGTTAGCAGATTAAGGACTGGGCGACATAGGAGCACATATTATGAGCGGGCCTATTCGATACGGGAGCTCGCTATAAAACGCGGGGTATTTGATACCGACTATAATTTGGAATAAATCAATGAGTGATAAAATCTCTGATTTAAGAAATATATTAACGCTTGTTATATTAATATTAGTATCTATTACAGTATATATATATTATTGGATAAAGTATCTATATATATGGACTATAATGTACCTGAATGGAGAAAACTAAGGCTATAAGGTGTGTATTATGTGCCCACTTTATACCTGATCAAATAGGGGATGGTGCGGGTATTGGGCAGTGTAAAAAATATAATGATTATAGAGCTAAAAAACCATCTAAAAAGGCTCTAAAAAGAGCTTATGAACAGCTCGGAGGTAGATTATTCTGGGGCGGGTCTGGAGGGCGTAATAGGATATGTGCAAAATTTGAGGGGGTATAGCTATGTATATTAAAGCAATAATAAACATATTATTAAATTGCATAAATGGCTATTAATGAGCCATTTTTTAACTAATTGGGCGTGGTCGCAAATAGGGATAAAGCACTCGTCAAAGTTAGTGCTATTGCATCTAGCAGACCGAGCAAATAAAAATAATGTTTGTTTCCCCGGAATCGATTCGATAGCAAAAATCACCCTGATGAACAAAAAAGCGGTTATAAAATCGCTTACTGAGCTTGAGCAAAGCGAGTTAATACAGATAAAAAAAACAGCGGGAAAGGTTAATGAATACAGATTAATTATCGAGGAGAATCAGGCAAAAACCAGTGCCAAAAACGACGCGGCACCAGTACCCAAAACGACACCAGTACCCAAAACGACACCAGTACCCAAAACGACACCAGTACCCAAAACGACACCAGTACCCAAACGGGTACCCGAATCTTTATATAAAATAAAAAAAAGAAAAAAATATATAAAAAAAGAAAAAAAAACAAACGACGAAAAAAAAGAAAAAATTTTTGTAAAGCCAACGCCCAGCGAAATAAAAATATATCTGCGCGAGCAGGGAATCGGGATTGACCCAGGAAAGTTTTTTGATCATTACGAGTCCAACGGCTGGCACGTTGGAAAAACAAAAATGAAGGATTGGAAAGCCGCTTGTCGACAATGGGGCAGACGAGAGCAGAGCAAAAAGCGAGATTATGGGCGAGTGACCTTGAAAACAATCGATAGCCTGGATTTTTAAAAAATGAGTGAAGAATTAAAAACTGTCCCCACAAAAAACCTGGATGATTCAACTGCAATCCAAGTAACTGGGCTAGTCAAAGCGTTGCGCGTGGATTATCCCAAAGAATTTCATTTCGCTTATCCGACAGACGAGGAGGTGCGGCTATTTAAGCGCAGGTTATATACGAAAATCAAACATTGCGATATGGCAGATATTGTCGCAGGGTATGAATATGCTTGCTCATTAAGTCCACAAAATATGCCGAATATATTTAAAATATTAAGCGGTATTGAAGAGGCGAAAAAGGAAAGAAAAATAAAAGAGAATCTTTCTCAGCCGCGCATAGCGAGGAATATAGCTGATGCAAAAATAGCGGCTGAAAATATTAAAAAAATGAGGGAAGCGGTGAAAGGGTTACTAGTAAAATATTAAGCATGAAACGAATAATGAATCAATCAATATTATTAAATAATATAAAAGCGGTTAATTCGAAGAAGACGAGACCCAGAATTATTAAAGATAATATGGGTATGAATAAAACCGAGGCCAGATATGCTGGATATTTAGCGGGATTACAGCGCAACGGTGAGATCATAAGCTATGGTTTTGAGCAGATTAGGCTCAAATTGGCCAACAGGACGACCTACACACCAGATTATTTTGTTGTTAAACGAAATGTAATGGCTTTTCACGAGGTAAAAGGCATGAGGCTAAGCACAGGTATGGCAAAGCTTAAAATCGCCGCTCAGGCGTTCCCACAGTTCGAATTCTGGCTTGTTGAGTCAGTCAAAGGGGATGGATGGAAATATACTTGTTATAGTTATGGAGATTTAGAGACATGACAATTGCTCTCGACGACACAGATAAAACTACATATTACGATACAGCGGGCTAAATTATATATTTACCAACAAAGGGCATTAACAAATGAATGAAAATCGCGCAATGCTTTTAAAAAAAACAAAAAAAGAATTAATTAAAGAGATACTGGCATTACGATTTGAAATTGAAGAGCAAAGAAATGAAATTGACGAAGCAGGAGCCAATCGCGAAAGCAATATTACAGAAAACGAGCTACAAGGAATATTAAATAAACTCGAATTAAAGGAAAATAAACTTGATAGAATCAGCGAAGCAATAAAAACGGGGGTAGCAATAATGCACCCAAATGCGAGTATGTACAAAGCGCCAGGAAATACAGGTAATGAACCGATGACACTCTCGTATTTAAGACACCTATTTTCTTTATCGATTTAAAACAAACAGAGATAAATATGGAGCGAATAACCGGCCAATTATCAGATCACTTCCATAGTGATGAGTTTAAATGTCACTGCGGGCAGTGTTCAACTCATTCTATTTCTTGGTTATTGATTCAGCGCTTAGAAATAATACGCGAAAAAACAGGGGGAGCAATACAAATAACGAGTGGCTATAGGTGTAAAAAACATAACAAAAACGTAGGTGGTGAAGAATCAAGCAAACATCTAGTAGGTTTGGCAGCAGACATAAAATCAAAAATATGCGAGCCTAAGGATGTTGCAGATATTATTAATGATATGTGGCCCAATACTTGCGGCCTTGGTAGATACAAAACTTTTACGCATTTTGACGTTAGATATCATCGTGCAAGATGGGGTAAAAATTAAAAAAATATGGATTATATAGAAATTATATATTGGCTAACGTTGTTATATTCAGCCATTCTTTTTATAAAGATTGTATCTATGTTTCTGGAAATTGTTATGAGGCGCTAAAATAGGATATATAATATGTTTAAAAACCTAGTACTTATTATATTTGTATTATTATTTTTGCTTTATGGTATATCGGTTTGGTATCGATACTTGATAATATCCGGCGCGTTGGGCCACTGATATGGATAAGCAAAAAAAAAAGACTATCGTTATAATCGACGATAGAGCAAGGGTCAGATTATATTCTGAATGGTGTCTATCTAGGTGGGGTAGATGGGCACGATTGGGGCATGGCCTGGCATCGCTAGGCTATCCTCGGCACGCTGCATTTGCTCAGAGCATTATACATAATGGATCGGAAGGTGGTGCTGGAGATCCAGACAGCGACATAGCAGAGCATGTTGATAGCGTCATTGTAGCATTGCTCGCAGAATACAAGCATATCGCTGTCTCGATTTATGTTTTTAAGATGACGGAGCGAGATCTGGCAGAAAAAAATAGCGTCAGTCGTGGCTATATACGTGACGTTGTTGCGCATATACAGGGTGCTGTATATAGTGAGTGCATTAAGAAATACCACGATAGGCTTGACATGGGTTAACCATTTAATGTAAAGTATTCAAGCATGGTTTTATCTTGTTGCTAAACTAGGCACAATATAATGTAAAGCAATCAAGAGTGTTGTTATCCTGTTACTAAACCTGGAACAATAGAAATATTGTCCTGGGTTTTTTTATGCATGGAATATAAAAAAATCAAAAAAACATCGGCAGGTCGTGGGTACTCGTATCAATGGCAACAGGCGCGGGCGAGATATCTAAAAGAGCACCCTTTATGTGTGATGTGCCAAAAGTTGGGGCGTGTAGAAGCCGCTCATGTAGTCGATCACATCACACCACATCGCGACGATAAAAAACTATTTTGGGACAGGTCAAATTGGCAGGCACTTTGTGACCATTGCCATTCGTCACATAAACAGCGTTTAGAAAAAACAGGCAGGCAAGCTGGCTGTGATGCCAGCGGAGCGCCTGTCGATCCTTTGCATCCTTGGAACCAATGACAGTTATTATCAAACCAAACGGCATCAAAATATTAAAATGTCCTTGTGGTTGCGTCCCTGAAGAAATGCATATAACTCAGAGCGGGCCAAGCAATAAATATGCTATTGCAACGGGTGATTGCTGCGACGCCTGGAATGTCGAATTCAGGACGGTTAAATACGACATCGAAAGCGAGGCTACAAAACAAGCTGCGATTCAAGCGTGGAATCGCGCACCCAGAGCGGATTCGGTTTGATCGGCTCTATACTTTAGCGTGATTCCACCCAGTCAAAAAACCTTTGTGCGTGGATGAGTACTCGCCGACCATTACGAACTATTGCTTTAGATTCTTTTAAGCCATTCTTATCTGCCTGAAAGATATTGTGGCGAATGCCGCCGACGGAAAAAGCAGGGTAGAGTTTACAAAATTGTTTGATAGTCGAATACGTGTAATCTGGTTTTTGAGCGTCCATAATTTACCTTTATTTGTTGTTGAGCAAATTCAGCCGTCTTGGGTAACGGTATGCGGTATATTATCTCGCCCTCAGATAGGGTGGTGTAAAGAGGGTGCACAGGGTGCATTTTTTAGTGCACCCTATGCTCAGTATTGATTTGAAAGGCATTTTTCCTTTTTTATATGCTGACGATAAAACCCATTAAATCCCATATTAAATCCCATATTAAATCCCAAGGCATCTGGGATTTAAATGGAATTATTGATAAGACAGGGGGGCTATGATTGTTTAGCTACTATGCCTTCTAGAC